TGGTATGGCTTTGGCAAGAAGCTGCAAGGCTGGAATATGACGGTTGCACCGTTCCATTACAGCGTGGCTGGCCACTTCCACACGCCAACTCGGATGTACCTGAACGGAATTACGCACTGGAGCGGTGGGTCGACGGAAAGCTCGAACACCTACGCGCAGGAACAGCTTGCATCAGCTGGCGAGCCATGCCAGTGGTTGCTCTTCCAGCACCCAGAAGGCGTGACGGCTGAGTATTTGATTCGGCTTACTTAGACCTCTTGTTGATGCGGTAACGCCGCTGGCGCATGATTTTAAGGTATTGGGACCGCGACATTGAAGCAAGTTTTTTGTAGCCGTAACCACGGCCGCTAGACATTTCAATTGGCGCGGTCCCAAATTTCTTTACTAGGCGCAAAACACCCGTCACGCTGAGTTTAGTTTTTGTTGGCACATAGACGCCTTTTGTTGCGGCTGCGACCCGGATATTCGCCGCAATGATTGCTGCAATTGCTTGAGAAATGTCATCGCCAATCCTGCCAAGCCTTCCGCGAAACTTTGCGACTGGAGCAGACAAGAAATCATCATTGACATATCCCACGTATGGCACCCCGTCCTCACGAACCGGGTCCGTTCCATAAGTGACGCCAACGTACGTGACGCCACCCTTGCCGGCAGGGGAAACCGAGAATACGCTTTGAGACGTTCTCCCTTTGTCAAATTCTTCGTTAGAGTCTGGACTAGAAAGGCCCGCCTCAAGCGCGCCCGTATCAACCGGGGCAAGGGCTGAAGCATCTTGAGCCAACCCGCCCGCGCCATAGACGGCATCCGTAGCAATACTTATTGCAGCAGCCTGGAATGCTGGATTCAGGTGCTCAGTGGACTCAACAAGAACCTTTTTAACGTTCCTGAGACTTTGCTCTGCAGCTTTGATATTAAAGGTAACCTGACCCTTTGCCATGCTATTCCGTAATTCTGGCTACAACAAGAAGGTGGTGGTTCAACGCCTCTTGTCCGGTTTCAACAACGGCAAAGCTCTTTCCGTCAACGGTCAGGATGTCGTTGACTTGCGGCCGGTACTCGCCACGGGCAAACGGCAGCCAAAACTTGTATACGTCTTTTACGGATCGGCCCGCAGGCCCAATGTTCTCCTGGTGGTACGCCTGCTGATAGTGCCCGTTCTTTGTCCAGACGGCAGCGTTGGTTACGATTGGGCTACCGATAGAGTCTTGGCCGGTAAGCCCTGGTCGAGTAAGGGAAATGATTTTATTGAAACCTGGAATCATTTAATGACCGGCCTAATGTACTGATCAAGGAGCAGAGTTGCCGCAAGCGGGATCGCTGCGCTTGGGTCGCGCTTAGCCCTTGCGCCGCCCTGGCCAGCTTCGTTGCTGTAGATTTCCATCTCGCCAACGCGCAACCGGCTAATGGCCTGAAGGCCCTGCTTTGCCAGGCTATCCCGGGCCAAGAGCTCAACTGCAATAAGTGCTGTGGCGTCCTTGATGTCCTGGGGCGGCACGGATGCGCCGTGGGTGTAGGTGATTTCAACAACTGGCTCAATCATGCCAAGGGCGACAATCGCCGGGAACAAAGAGTACGTGACGTTGGCCAGAGAGGTAATCTCAACATAGCCGCGATCTGAGTTAATGAAGATATCGTTAACGGTAAAGGCGGCAGACTGCTGGGCGCTCACATAGACGCGAACGTTTTCGACTGAAATAATTGAACGATGGATTGGGTAAATCCGCCTTGTCCCCTGATTCCAGCGGTGCTTCTCTGTGGAACTTCGGTGGTCAAAGGTGTAGCCAACGTAGGAGTCCACTAGCGAGCTTGCAACCTTAACAATTTGACGGATCTTATTGTCGCTAATCTCGCTCCCGTCGGGATTTGTCAGGTCTCCTAGTTCGTACTCGCGGAACTCAGCAACCCCGATATAGCCAAAGTGCCGGCCTGGTGCGGGGGCAGAGTAGGAGCCATTAGCTCCAGTGCTGCTGTTGTTTAGGCGGTAAGAATACCAAGATACTGACGTTCCGTCGTTATCGGTGTACTCATACGTTCCAACATTGGCAACCAGCGTCTGGTAACCAATGGAGCTCCAGGTACCCGTTCTCGACGTAGCATCCGTTTCGCTATCGGCACGGCCAATTTCTACGCGGTTGTACGTCGAGATGTCGGATACAATATTAGGGACGCTTATGCTGACAAGACTTGCCATGTTGTTGCAATCCGCCTTTCATGTGGCGGCGGTACATATCGCCCCGCCTACGATTACTTTCCAAGAGCCTTTACGTATTCAATCCACTCGACTGGCACGGCAGCGCGCGAAACGCCGTCCTGCTCAGTTGGGCGAACCCATCGTCCGTCTGGAAGGGTGAACGCGCCGGTTACCGGAACGACAATCTGCCAGATGCCAGGGGCAACTTCCCAACCGCTGCCAACTGCTGGCTTTTCGCCTGCTGGGGCGGCGGCAACTGGGGCTGCGGCAACAGCGGCCGCAACGACAGGGGCCTGAGCGACAGGGGTTTTTTCTGCTGGAGCTACGACAACCGGGGCAACAGCCTCGGGAGCCTTCTCCTCGGACTTTCCAAGAATGCTATTAAGGTCAACCATGGTTTTCTCCTTTTACTAGGCGCGCTTGCACCCGTGTCGCTCCGCCTCCGGAAGAAGCGCGAGCGGGATTTTGGCCCTTCCGTTCTTAAATTCAAGAACCGAATCGTCGGAAAGCATGATTTTGTTACCAAATTCCCAAGTAATATCTACCAGGTAAGAGGGGTTGTTGGCAATAGCAAAAGCAATTGCTTTCCTGGCCATCAATTCGTGGTGAGGGATTCTGCGGTTTTTTCGACGTTTTGCCATAGTGTACTCCGAAAGAAAAGGGGGCGAGGTTTCCCCCGCCCCCTTTTCATTTACCCGAAGGTAGTCCCGATTAGATCGAGACGCGAACCTTACCATTGAACTGCGGGGCCTTGCTGGCAAGACCGAACATGCAGTACATGATGTAAAGGCGCGAAAGCGAGCCGTTTACACCAACTGGAATCTCGAGCGTGGTGATCGAATCCGAACCAAGGTACGGCATCGACCAGACCGACTCGTCCACGACATACATGTCGCGGTAGTCGACCGAGCTCAAGGTGTACGACCCGATGCTGTCGCCAGGGACGGAGAGGAGCGGAAGCTCCCCAGCGGCCGTGACAACTGAACCGAGCGTAAGGCCCATAACGTTACCAGCCTGGGTAGGAGCGTTGTAACGAACAAGGTTCGTCACTTCGTTCACAAGACCGGCGTAGTCCGTAGGCGAGCACAGGATCGCGGAAGGATTGCCACCAGCATTCAGGATGCTTGCGACGTTCTCGTTGATCGTCTTGAGGTAAGCGGCAGTTCCCTTGTTAGAGATCTGCGCCGTACCGGCTGCCGTTCCAAGGAGCTTGCGGAGACCATCGAACCCGTTCGCATCGTATGCGCCAAGCTCGGCGGTTGAAAGGCCGCCCGCGCCTGCGGTGACCGTTGCGTTACCCTGGAAGAGGGTCTTCTGAAGCTTGTGCGCAATGGCAGTGACGCCACCCTCAAGCTCGGTTGAAAGGCCCTGCTGCCCCGGGGCGCCGCCCTGGGTAATCGCAAACTGCGACTTCAGGGTGATACCACGGCGGGTTGCCAGGACGGCCACGTTGGTCGTCTGGCGTGCGTAGGTGTTCGTGTCGTCCGTGACCGTGCCGGTCTCGGTCTGGAACACTGCATCGCCGTAAGCGGTCTGCTGGTTGAACGCGTGCACGAGGCCGTTTGCCGGCTCCTTGCGGATGCGCTCAAAGAACGGGAATCGCTTTACGAAGAGTGCGTAAAGAATTGGCTCAAGATCCTGGCGGATAAGGGCCGCGCCACCGCTCGCATCGAGCAGCTTGGCGATGTTCGGGTTCGCAACCGCAAGGCGGTTAAGAACGTCGGACGAAGCCTGCTTGCCCGACTCGCGGGTAGCCTGGATGTCAAGCGCTTCGCCAAGCTCGTTATTGCTCATCTTCGAGAACTTCTTGCGAAGTTCGCGCTGGGTAGCATACGCCTCGGCGACGTCAATGGACTCGTCGGCAACTCGGCCGACGAGGTGCGGGGCCGTGCCAAGGGTATCAAGACCCTTCTGCACTTCCTGTAGCTTCTCGTTGAGTTCGCTCATGATTTACTCCTCACTGTCCAGCATGCGCTGGATGATAGGCGAAAGCCAAGGGGCATTCGTCTTAGAATTGTTTGTAGCAACAGAATACGACTTGCGACCGGATGGAAGATCCATCAATCGCCCGACGACATCAAGTGCCTTAGCAAGTTCAGCCTCGACCGTGGCCTTCTGACTCAACAGTTCGGTCAGCTGAGCCTTGACGGCTGCGACCTCCTGCTGGGCGGCAAAGGCTGCATCCAGTGCAGACTTAGCGATAGCGGTCACCTCATCAACAGCCGGGGCCTCAACAGCCGGGGCTTCGACAGCAACCTCCGCCTCTGGCTCCACAGGCGCCACAGCGGGCTCCTCTGCAACCTCAGGCGCAACTTCGGGCGTTGGCTCTGCAGCCTCTGCCACAGCCTCAGGCTCACCATCAGCGGCAAGCTCAGCGACCTTAGAAATGATTCGCGCGCGCTCATCGGCGCTGGCGCGAACAAGGACAGCCCCAAGATCCTGCAGGGCCTGGATGGACGGGTCAACGACCTCCTCAGCAGCAGGCTCTTCAGCGGCAGGTTCCTCAGCAGCAGGCTCGTCGGCGGCAGGCTCAACGGCCGGCTCCTCGACAGCTGGCTCCGCTACGGGCTCAGTATCAGACTTTGCAACAGCGGCTTCCGCCTCTGTGCCTTCGGCCCCTACGGCCTGATTATCTTCTGCGGGCTTTTTCGTCTCCTTGTCGTCGCTTTGCGTGACAGTGACGGTAACCCGCGTGGCCTTTTCAGTATCCACGGTAGTTTCTCCTTCAGTATCGCCCGCTTCTGGGGCCTCTGGCGTCTCAGTTGAATCCAACTCAGACAGTTCCTGGGCCAAAGAAGCAAAAGGCTGCGATGACCGCTGTACATCCACGTCTTGGCGATCTGCCAATCCAGGCTCAACAATTGACTTCAAAGAATCAATTTTGCGTAAAGTGGAGACTTTGTGCCCTACTAGTGTATCAGTAGGTGCCCAATCCTCTGCGCCTTTTCGCCAAACGCGAATAAGGGCCGCTGGATCATCGGGGGTTCCGGTAATGGTAAATTCAGAATCCGGAACGTCAATTTTTCCATCGGTGACAATTCTGGTAATCTGGCCACGGGCCGTTCCGCCGCTAGAGCCCCAGGAAACAAAGTCTCCCTTGCTGACGCCATTGGCCGCAGCCTTTTCTGAAATCTCAATTTCTCCAGACTTCTCAGCAGCTTTAAGGCTCTTAAGGGCGTTCTGCAAGTACGAGCGTTGGTTTGCTGGGATGCCAACAACCGAAGCTTCCATCAGCTTGACAGAGTCGATAACGTAGGTATCTTCGCCAGTCCGGTCGTCTTTCTTTCTGGAGACTCGCTCAACACGCGCGCCAATAGAGAGGCCCAGCTTGACGCCGCGCTTGATGGCTTTAAAAGCGCGCATGGCCTCTGGGTTCTCGTCCTCTTTACACACCAGCACGTCAATGTCAAGGTCATAGACCTCAGAGCTGGTCTCGGCGTCAAAGCGCTTTACAACGCGGGCGTCCTTGACCGAACCAAAAAGGTCTTGCGGGACATTGTAATTGTGGTTAAGGAAAATAGTCATGTTTTGCTTGGCCGTATCGGCCATGGTCTTAATGGCGTTGAGGGTCATCTCATCGCCATGCAAATCACGAATTGTTGAAGAAGTCGTCCCGGTAACATATAGGTCGCCACCTGGCGCCTCATATGCTTTCAGGGCGTTTGTATAAACCTTGAAATCCACGTTTACCTCCCTAGGGTACCGGGCCATATTGATGGCACGAGATATTTGCGTCAATGAGATATTAATCTCTATGAACGATGTATTGGACCAAGACTACAACCCTGAGGCGATAGAATATTGTTACTTTTTACCAAACTAAGCTTCATGCGGACAATACGTGGATATTCTACAACAGTATTTCACACACCAGTCATTAGCCTGTTGATAGTATCCACTCATGGATATTGAGTTTGCACCCAGCCACCAGCCGCACGAAGACAGCCTACATTGTGTTTTGTGCGACGAGATACGAGAGCGCGGACGGGAAGTCCGCGAGCTGGCGTCTGCCTTAATTCGGCTACACAAGACAATTACCCCGGTTCTAGAGACGTACCAAAAGCTCAAGCGGTCCCACCCCCAATGCGCCTCTTGTGGGATCATGGCTGGCCCAATTGGCCAGCACCACGAAAACGAGCTAATCCCGGAGCCGATGGTGCCGCGCGCAAAAGGCCAGAAGCGGTACAACGTCTGCCGCTGGTGCTATGATGGCCTAGCAAAAGCAAAGAAGAGCGTACCCCAGCAGCGAAAGCATCAGCTTGACATTGAGCAGGCTTTCAAAGAGCAAGACAAAATTGACGGCATTGAAGAGGAAGATATTTGACGCCACCATCGATATACGATACTATCGAAGCTGATTTCTCCGACGGGCGGCAGGTCGTTCCATCCTGGTGGGGAAGGTATCTTGCGCCGTATACGGTAGGATACCGAGGTGGTAGACGGGTCCTCTCTTGCACAAAGATGGAGATGCAGGACATTATTAACCGGCGCATGACCGACGATATCTTCTGGTCAGCTGTCCGTCGTAGCAAACATGGAAGGACATAATGGCAGAGAGCCGATCACTTTTTGGCCGCATTCTTGATGGCGTTGGCCTCAGCTTTGGCACTTCCGATAAGGCCATGTCCACAACGCCTGAGTACGATGACGCGCCCTATGCCCGAGGCGTTGCCGGCGTTACCCATCATGCTAAGCGCAGCACCCAGCAGCTCCGTCGCTGGTCGCGCACCAACCCTTGGATTCGCGCTGCTATCAACTTGCGCCGCACCCAGGTAAGCCGCGCCAAGTGGGACATCGTTGCCCTTGACTCAGATAGCCCGGTAAACCCAAAGAAGGTCCAGGAAATTAAGGACCTGATGCGCATGCCGAACGCGAAGATGGAATCCTTCCGCTCGTTGATCGAGCCGGTTATTGAGGATATTTTGGTTCTTGACCAGGGTGCGATTGAAGTTGTGCCAACAAAAGGCGGCAGGATTGGCTCGTCAAACAAGCCTATTGCAGCCTTATACGGTAAGGATGCCTCCAAGATTGTCTTTGACTCATCGTGGGATGGCAGCGATCCGGCAAAGCCCCGCTACTACGAGTTTGACCCGGACGGTCGAGAAGTTGCACGATATCTAAACGGAGAGCTTGTTGTCATTATTGCCAACCCTGTCACCTACACACCTCTTGGCCTTTCGCCACTTGAGGTCCTGTCTGAGACCATTGAGGCAGACCTAGCCGCAGCGGCGTACAACTCAAAGGCAGTAATGGCAGCCGCTCCGCCAGGCGTATTGCACCTTGGCGAAGGCGTCCGCGCCGACCAGGTTGACGCGTTCCGCGCTTATTGGGATGCAGAGATTGCTGGGCGAAGCCAGATTGCCATTACCGGCGGCGGCAAGGGCATCCAGTGGATGCCTCTCGCATCATCCAATCGAGACATGCAGTTCATGGAGTGGCAGGTCTACCTTGCCCGAAAGATCTGCGCCGTCTTCGGCGTGCAGCCGCAAGACATCGGCATTGGATTTGATGTCAACCGAAGCACCTCCGAGCAGGGTGCTGCATTCACTCAGGACGTCGGCATTGCGCCACTCCTTGACCTTATTGCTGAGTACCTAACCCGAGAAATTGTCTGGCGCTACGATGAGAACCTTCGTTTTGCTTACACCGATATGGGCCGCCAGAGCCAGGGAGAAATGTCCGCATACTACAAGACAGCACTTGCCGGCCTTCCATGGCTCCGCCTCAATGATGCTTTGCGCGAGCGCGGTCAGGACGGCGTTGGCGTAGAGGGCGAGCAGATTTGGCTTCCAAGCCCGCAGGGCTATATGCCAATGGACGTCTACATGAAGTATCTGGACAATCTTGTCAACAACGGTCAGCCAGGCCCAGAAGGCAACCTTCCGCCTACGGCCAACAACCCACAAGGCGTCTCTTCGCCACCACAGGGTTCTGACATGACCCCGGACAATACCCCTTCGAATTCGCCTCAGTCACAAACGGCTAAGGCTGCTGGCGACCCAATTATTGTGTGCGATATTGACGGAACGCTTACCGTTTCGGATGGAAGTGACGAGGCAAACGATGCCGTAGTCGACTATCTGCAGCGCAAGGCCGACAACCATCGCATCTTTATTGTCAGCGCCCGATCAGCCAAGCGCCTTGAAGAGACGCGCCTGTGGCTAGAGGAGAACGACATCCCTCATGACGCCCTGTATCTTTCAGACTTCCCAGCTGGGGCAGGGTTGCAGTTCAAGCGCTACAAGATTTCCAAGATTATGAAGGAAGACGGCAACGTTGTTGAGGCGATTGAGAACGACGGCGATGTCCGCGAGGCATACCGAGCTGCCGGCGCAACAAACGTTCACGGACCGGACGAGATTGCCGCCAACTACGCAGCTGCGGACTACTCCGGCATTAACCTCAGCGTTCCTTCGGCGGTAGTCGCGGAGGCCAAGCGTGGCCTTAAGTGGCGAGAAGAGTTTGGTCGCGGCGGGATTGGGCCCGGGCAGACAACCGCTCGTATGCTGATTGGCGGAAAGATGACAATTCCTCGCGTCCGCAAGATGCGGGCGTTCCTTGCTCGACATGAAGTTGATAAGCAGGGTGAGGGGTTCAACCCTGGCGAGAAGGGCTATCCTTCAGCAGGTCGAATTGCCTGGGCCCTCTGGGGCGGAAACCCTGGCCAGAGCTGGGCAAACAAGATTATGCGACAGGTTGAAGCCCGCGAGAAGCGGTAATGGCCGACAAGTTTTATCACCAGCAGCCATGCTTTTGCATTCCCTGCAGAGTGCTACGCGATTCTGGCGAAAAACTTCCATCTGCTGCTATAATTAGCAGTGATGAAAAGCAAAAAAAGTCTAAAGCCAAGCGCGGCAAAAAGTCTTAGTCACTTCTCCACTTTTAGTGGAGTTGGCGGCATTGACCTTGGCCTAGAAGCAGCTGGATGGCACACCGTTGCCTTTTGTGAAAATGCCCCTTATCAATCTGCCATTATTGCGCAGCAATGGCCGGGTATCCCCAACTTTGGCGACATCACAACTATTAGCACAGAGCAAACCGGAGAGCCGTGGCAGTCTGCTAGGCTTTGGTCGGCAGGATTTCCCTGCCAGGATTTAAGCAGTGCGGGAAAACGAAAGGGGTTTGGCGGTGAGCGATCAGTCCTTGCCTTCGCGTTCCTTAACCTCGTCGAAGCGTTCTCCCCGGAGTGGGTCCTCCTCGAAAACGTCCCCGGACTCCTCACCTCAAACGGCGGAAGAGACATGGGGCGACTCCTCCAGGAAATGGATGGGCTCGGGTATGGCGTGGCGTGGCGAACTGTGGATGCATCGAGCTTCGGAAGCTGTCAATTGCATGGGGGAAGGCGCCCAGTGCCCCAGCCGCGCCGTCGAGTCTTCCTTCTTGGACATCGTGGAACCAGTCGTGCCGGCGAGGTTCTTCTTGACACACGGGGAAGCAACGAACTACCTTGGGCGTTCGGTCACAACGTCAGCCAGTGGCACGAAAATCGGTTTTACGCCGGACCTGTACCAAATGATCCTGGAAACTATCGACCAGCGGCGTTTGATTTTGCGAAGATTGACTACGCTCGAAATGGAGCGCCTGATGGGCTGGCCGGACGGGCACACAATGGTCCGAGGATTCCGACGTCTACACGTCAAGACCACCGGCCGGTAGAGACGCCAAACTCCAGCTCGGGCCAGATCCGCATGTTCCGCAAAAACGAGCGCAATCAGAAGTCTGGATTCTTTGAGCGCTGGACAGAGGACGGCAAGTTCAGCACCCTCACCGCCTTCTCATCCTCGGGCGTCTTCGGCTCTCACCTGCTTACCAGCGGAGCCTGCATTGAGCACCCCCTCCTTGAACGAGCCAACGAATCTACCCGGGCAGACGCATGCGGCAACGGAGTCGTCAGCCAGGTGGCCGAATGGATTGGACTACGGATTGTAGAAAACATGCGCTTGCACAATGAAATCTAATGTGATACGCTTCTGGTATGCCTCATAAAGACCCGGTAACCCCGGAAATCCGTTACGCAGTCATCAAGCGCGACCACACCTGTGTGGGGGCGAAGATTGGCATGGGCGGAGCTTGTGGGAGCCAGTTCGGCTCCGGTCAAGGCATTATTTGGGAGCTAGACCACGTGGACAACGCCGGCCTTGGCAAGCGCGGTCCAAGTACTATGGAAAACCTTGTCTTGCTTTGTGGGTATCACCATAGGGTAAAGACCGAGTCGACCAGAACGTGGCGGCCAAAGCTGAGGGAGTATCTCGATGAAAAATCCAAATATGCAGTACCCGGGTGATCTCGGGTGCTCGTACGATCTCTGCCCAAATCGGCGAGAAGTACGGATCAAGCGTGGAAACCTTATGCCGCTTGGTGAGCTACAATCTTTTAGTGCCGGTGCGGCTATTCATAGGGCCTGCATGGAGCGAATTCTCCGGGGCGCGAACACCGTACTTGACAGTGCGGATGGAATTTCGGATACTACTAGGGTAGTTGAGCAGGAGGAAGTATGACTGAGCAAGTAGACTGGAACATCGAAGATATGCGCATCGGCGTCAATGCCGTCGCCGCAGCTATCCCGCAGATGGCAGCCGAAGTTCAGGGCATTCAAGACCGAAATGCAATGGCACCGTGGGTCTATCAGTCCGTACTGGCAGACCTGCGAAATGGCAGCTGCGCCGCAATGGACCCAGAGCGCTGGTGGCAGGTAGCGGACGGCATTCAGTTGGCCGTTGATTACTGGATCGATCACGGAACGACCTATTCATTTGACGGAGACTTGGAGAGCAATGAGTAAGCAAAGCGGAGACCAGCACAAGGAGCTGCGCATCGAGCAGCGAGAGAAGAATGCCAAAGTATGGCAGTTGATTAAGGAGTCCGGGGTGAAGCGACGATGGGTCGCCATGCATCTTGGTGTATCCTATGGGTATCTGAACCAGGTCCAATACGGACACGCGCCGATGACGGCGGAGATGCGACGACGATTGTCGGAGTATCTTGGTCTTAGTGAAGCCGAGCTCTTTAGCTCGGAGAAGTGAGGTTAGGAATGGCATACGACACGGCACCGAAGAAGAAGTTTGCAGAGGATTACATTGATGTAGCGGAGCGCCTCCGCGCTTGGTACGACGCATATCCAAATGCTCGCATCGAAACGGAGATTGTTTCGTTGAGCGACAAGAATGTTGTTGTTAAGGCATGGGCCTATCGCGGCGAAGTTGCCGAAGAGAAGCCAGCCGGCACCGGCCACGCATCGATGGCAATCCCAGGCAGCACGCCATACACCCGTGGCTCAGAGCTTGAGAACACGGAGACGTCGGCCGTTGGTCGCGCACTTGTTATGGCTGGGCTCCCTTCAAAGAAGGTTGCGTCCGGCGACGAGATCCGCTCAAAGGGCGGGGCAGTAAAGCCTTCTCCAACTCAGGAGCGCGAGAAGCAGAAGATTGATGATGAGGCTATCTTGCGGGCTGCAAACGATGCCTTTGGCAATGACGCAGCACTGATTGAGTGGCGCGACGCAATCAACGGCTCCGTGACCGGCGCTGATCTTACGGCTGTTGCGCAGCAGATTGCCGCATCAAACCTTGACGCCGATAAGAAGCGCTGGCTTGGCCAGTTCTACACGTCGCGCAAGGCCGAGCTCGGCGCCTAATGCGCGAGCACGTCAGCGTCAGCGAGATCCGCGAGTTCCAGGCCTGCCCTCTTCGGTGGTGGTACCGCTACGAGAATGGCCTTTGGACCGAAAAGACGAGCTCGTTTTTCGCGCTCGGCACTGCGGTGCACGCAGGTCTCGCCAACTGGTATGAACCGCTCAATGGCGGCAAGAAGACCGGCGACCTTACCATGCCAATCAAGCTGTATCGCGCTGCGTTCGCAGACGAGTCAGAAAAGGTGAACTGGACAGACGAGTCCGATAAGGACCCGATTAGCCAGAGCGCTCTTGGTGAAGAAATGTTGAAGGCTGCCATCTTTGAGGGCGACGATTGGTCTGCGAAGGCAGTCGAGCGCGCCTTTATGGCCGACATCACCCACAGCCGGCTGGGAAAGCTGCCGATTAAGCTGAAGTCGGTGTTGGACATGGTGACGACAACAAACGATGTTGTTGAGCACAAGACCGCGACACGCAAGTGGGAAGAGGGCCGCGAGCATGGAGACATTCAGGCGACAGCCTACGTCTCTGTTGTTCGCCAGAACTACGACCACGACCCAAAGGTGACGTTCAACATTGTGAGCAAGCACTCGAAGGGCCCAAACGTGGAGCGCCGCACCACCACCCGAACGCAGGACGACATTGACCGGCTGTACATCACGGTCCGCGCAATGTTGGACGCCAAGGAGAAGGGTGCTATCTATCCAAACCCAACCGCGTTCGTGCATGCGACGTGTGAGTTCAGGAAGTTGTGTGACAAGTGGGAATCTCATCCTCAACCATTGCCCGAGACAGCATCTGGGCTGCTCAAGGTGCTGCCATCCATCCGCCAGTCGTCGCTGACGAAGATGTACGGCGAGTGAACGATCTCGTCTGGTGGCGCAAGGAGATTGAATCGGCACCAAACAAGCAGGGTCGCATGGGCGACTTCTACCAGGCGATGACCGGCAAGAAGCTTAAGCGCTCTGAGTACGGTCGGATCTTCAAGTTGATGCAATCGTTCCCGGGCAGCATCCCGGGGCTCATGTCGGCGATTTGTGAGGCGGCAATCCGCGATTTGGACGGTGACCCGCTCGCCTACGTGCAGAAGCTCGCAGATAGTCCGCGCTGGAAGGCTCCGGTCGCGGGGAGGAAGAAGGAGAACTACGATGGGATTATCCAAGATTGACCCAAACGTTGATTTTGCCTACATCATGACCCCAGAAGGGGCAGTGATGCGGCGTCAGGACGAGCCACCGACGTCAGATGTCGCCAATGCGCGCATTGAGAAGGCTGGCGTGTCAAAGCGGTACCTGAATGCGTCGTTTAACGGCCTGAAAGAGCTCCCAGAGGCGAAGACTGCGGTGAAAGTAGCCAAGGAGTGGGCAGAAGCACCACTTACGGACCGTGGATTCTTCTTTGTTGGCACTCCAGGGGTTGGAAAGACCTATTTGGCAGTTGCGGCACTCCGGCACAAGATTGAAAACGGGTTATTGAACGCCCGATTCATCAATGTGCCGCTGTTTTTGGATGCAGTGCGGTCCAGCTTCAAGTTTTCGGACGATTCCGTGCAGTCGGACTTCCAATTTATCTGCAATCGGGCCTCTGTTGTCGTTTTGGACGACTTTGGCAAGGAGCGCGCGACCGATTGGGCGACCGAACGGCTCTATGTGATCGTCGAAAGCCGGTATTCATCCATGTTGCCAACGATTGTGACGTCAAATCGCACGTTGGACGAGCTGAATGACCTTGGGTATGGTGCAACCGTGTCGCGTTTGACCGAAATGTGCACCGTTGTCAAGGTTGGCGGGTCCGACTTGCGGCCAAAGTTGCGTTCGTAATGTCTGACGCGCTTGAAATTACGCTGTATGGCCGGCCACCAAGCTGGAACTCAGCGTATCGGGCGCGAAAATCGTACATCTACATGACTAGGGAAGCAAAAGACTGGAAAAAGCTCACAACCACACTGGCAAAGGTCGCGGTCGACGACCAACACTGGTCGTGCAAACCTGATACAATGCTCGTGGTTGACGTGTGGATCTACGTGAAGCGGACAATTGACGCGGACAACATCCTCAAACTGACGCTCGACGCAGTCGCCGCCGGTTTAGGAGTTAATGATGCACGGTTCCTACCAAGGGTGTGGGAGCTTAAGAAGAAGTGCGACGAAGAAAAAGTCGTACTGAAGATTAGTGAGGTAGAAAGCAATGATTAAGGTACAGTTGATTGGTTATGTTGGCGCAAGGCCAACGATTCGCGCAACACAGAAGGGTCGCCAGGTAGCGAATTTCAACGTTGCTGTTCACGGCGCAAAGGATGCAAACGGCGAAGAGAAGTCGACGTGGTATCCAATTGCCTGCTGGGATGGCCGCGCAGAGCTTGCTGACAAGGTAGTCCAGAAGGGTGACCTTATCTGGATCGAGGGAACACCGGAGATTTCATCGTGGACTGACAAGAATGATGTCGAGCACACGGAAATCGCCATCACCGCAAAGTTTATTCAGGTACTCAAGCGCTCCGGTAAGGGCAAGGAAGAGGGCGAGGCCCCACGTGCCGCTATGCAGGAGTCACTTGAGGAGCTTCCGTTCTAATGGGGCACACGTACGATCTCGTTCAGATCGCCGACGACCTGGAACGACTGAAGACCATGGATCATGGCAAGGAGCGGGAGGCACTACTTTATACATTAGTGCCAGTTCTTTGTGAATTGATCGGTGCAATGGCGAAGATTGCGGATAAGATCTCCGAGCCCGTGGAGAGCGAGAGTCAGCGAAGGGTTGCACGCAAGCCCCTGAACTGATATGTTGTGCCACCGCAGACGCGGAGTCATCTGAATGAGGGGGCTGGGAAACCAGCCTCCTCTCTTTATCCCTATTGGAGGCACCATGGTCAAGCATACGTTCGCCCAAGTCGTTCTCGAAGAGACTAAGAAAGGCCCCACCATCGTGGATTTCTGGGCCGAGTGGTGCCAGCCGTGCAAGCAGATTAGTAAAGAGCTTGATCGCCTCGCCAAAATGAAGCCGGTCAATATTTTGCGCGTCAATGTCGATGCACGCCCCGACGCCGCAAAAGAGTACGAAGTCAAAACGCTCCCAACGCTTCTCTTCTTCTCCGGTTTTGGTGCTACCCCCGTGCAAGTCAATGGGTTTGTCAGTGCCGAAGAGATGATCCGTCGTTTCAGGCTCTAGGTAGGGCTGTCCCACACACCTACCTACATACCAACGCCGGTTTGTGCTGGTCGATGCTTTTTGTCGCTATCTCCGTCTTGCAGCAACCGGTAAATTTTTTTATATTTTGTAGGGGCTGTGCTGTTATCTCCCTCTCCCATCTGGACACCCCAGAACCAGCCCCTGACGTTTGGAGTATGCTGACACCAGTTACGGGGTAAACGTGGCTCTCCGTGGCTCCTACAGGGCTCCCAGGGGGGCGTAGCTCAATGGTTAGAGCACCGAGCTTATATCTCGGCGGTTCCTGGTTCGAATCCAGGCGCCCCTACCACCTATCTGCTATGCTGGCGTCAGCACGCTGGACCTGAAAGGTATGGCTCCCTATTGCATTTTGGGGGGTGACCATATCGGGCCTTTAAGCGTCAGCGCTGCCCTCCGGGGTTGGTCCAGGTGCTATACTCCCCGTATGAGTGACCTTGACAGATTCCTCAAATACGTTACGACAAATCCAGCGACCCAGTGCTGGGAGTGGACGGGCGCCTCTGACCGAAGTGGGTATGGTGCATTCAAGTACCTGGGTAAAAAAATAAATTCGCACCGGTGGAGCTATCGCCACTATAAAGGTGAGATTCCGAAGGGGTTGGACGTCGATCACCTGTGTCGTGTCCGGAAGTGCGTGAACCCAGAGCACTTAGAGGCCGTGACCCGCAAAATTAACGTACAGCGTGGTCTGTCAAGTCAGGAACGAAAAACCCACTGCATTCATGGACACGCCTATACGCCAGAGAACACGTATCGCTATCCTGATGGCGAACGTGAGTGTCGGACCTGCAAATATTACGGTGGACGCATTCCGGAGTAGCTCAGTGGTAGAGCGGGCGACTGTTAATCGCCTGGTCGTAGGTTCGAGCCCTACCTCCGGAGCCAGTTTGGTATTTTAAAAAAATTCTCAGCCAGGCCGTGTGCTTGGCTCTTTTTTTGCGCAAGAGGGGTTGAGCCCTCCGGAGCCACGCCCGGGGTCACGCCGGGGAGTGACAGAAGGAAGGAGAGAGGGAGAGAGCGAAAGAGAGAGGGATGGATGGAGTTGGTAAAATGTTGATTTGTTCGTAGCGCGCAGGCTGGGTAGGGGGGTGCGCGGGTTCTAGCCGGGGGTTGGGCAGCACATCGAAGGGGGGGCAGCGGGTCTGGTATTCCGTTGACCGCTATGGCCGATCACGGGCAGCCGTACCGGTAAGGGGTCACCCCCCAGGGCGGCGCGTCGATGTTGGGGCAACGGCCAAAGGGGGGCAACGGGGGGGCGGGGTGTAGAGCTATCAACGGACAACAAGAAACCCCACCCCCGAAGGGGTGGGGTCTCTTAGTCCCAGAGGGTCAGCGGGTCAGCCGAGCGGCTGCGGCTCCCCCGCAATCACCCACGACACCAAGCGGGTCAGGTTGACGGTGCGGTGCGAGTGGAAGGGGCGGCGGTTCTCACACGCCGAGCCTTCGCGTCCTGCGTTCGGAGCCATCACCACCAAGTCCACGCAAGGCTCACCCTTCTTGGTGAGGTACACGCCTTCTGGGTGAACATCGCGGTTCACCTGACCTGCCACCTTGAAGCGGAACACATCACCCTTCTCGGTCTTGATGGACTCACCGCAGACCTTCACGCGACCAAGCGCGCGGTGCTCGGCGAAGTTGGCGGCAGCCTTCTTCTCACGAGCCTCAAACTTCTTCTGGGTCGTTGGTGCTGACCACGCCTCAACGACGACGATCATACCCCCCGACTTGGCGGCTGCGTTCAGCCCTGCCTTCTGGGTCATACCTGCCATTTGGCTCTCCCTGTCGGAGCGGAACCGAGCGGCTCCGTCTGTGTTCCCCGACAACCAGATTCTCGCAGGTCTGGGGTCAGAGCGCAAGACCCCGACCCATCAGGCGCAACACGCGCAGTTGCCCGCGTGCCGGTCGCGCCCCTTTCTTGGGTGTAAGGGGTAAGGGGTACAGGGGTGAATGAACTGACTGAACGAACTGACTGAACTAACTGATGAGTGAAGGCCGCAACGCTCGGAGCTTTACGCTCATTGACCGCAAGCCGGGCACGCTTGGCGCGGCGCGTTGCCCGAACATCGACAGAAGGGGGAAAGGGGAGAGGGGAAGGGGAAAGGGGGGCGAGTAATGACGACATAACAAAAACCCCCCACCCCCGAAGGGGTGAGGGGTCGTTGCCCGACGACCGGGCGAGCGACTAGGCGAGCGACTCAATCCAAGCGCAAGCGTCGCAGCCTTCGCAGGACTCGTTGCCCAAGCGGTACGCTCCCGCGTGGAACATCTGGTCGCAGGTGAAACCCTTATGAACGGCGCAGAGGTCGTGCTGCCCCCGCTTCGACATAGACGACGCGCCGAGCGCGGCAAGCACCACATCAAACCAACGATCAAGCCCGACCTTGTCGGCGTACGCCTCAGCGAAGCCGTAGCACGCCACCGCTTCCTGAACCGAGGCGTGTACGCCGTCGGCGGCAATGACCACCCGCTCAAAGAGGTAGGTGAGCCCTTCCTTGTTGGTCTCGGTGATGGTTGCCCCTGTGCCGGTCTGAGTCCACTTGATTGCGGTGATGTTGGCGGCGATGTCGTTCACCTCGCCCATCTTCCAATCCGTAGCCATTGGTGCGCTCCTTCCTGTGCTGCTCGGTCATCTGCCGAACTACCCAGAGTGTACCGGCACACAGGCAACGACGCAAGCACCCATCGCACCAGACGCAACGCTGCCCGTGATCGGCCATAGCGCACAGGTGCGGCAGTTCCGGTGGGGGATAGGGGTAAGGGGAGTAATGAGTAATGAATGAATAATGAATGATGAGTGATGACCGCATTGTCGCAGCTGCGCGGGTGATGACCGTTTATCGACAGACGACGACTACGCGTGGTTGCCCAATGCCGGTGCTGGCCAGTCGGCGGGGTACGGGGTAATGGGGGAAAGGGGAAGGGGGAAGGGGAACCAATGATGAGTGAATGATGAATGACGAGTAGTGGTCGTCGCAGCTGCGCGCTCATTGACCGTTCATCGACAGAGAGCCGCGAAGGTTGCCCAGTGCCGGAGCCGACCAGTTAGGGCAAGGGGTCAAGGGGTACAGGGGGGAAGGGGTGAGGGGTGAATGATGATGGGGTGATGATGAATGATGACCGCTCATCGACAGAGAAGCCAGAGCGTTGACCACTACCGGAGCCGAGCGGTAGGGCCAACACAGGGCAACAAGAAGCCCCACCCCCGAAGGGGCAGGGCTTCATTGACCGAGACTCGACCGACGACTAGCGCGCAATCTCCTCATCGTAGGTCAGGCTCAGACCGAGAGCGTGCTCCAAGTCAAAGACCTTGGCGCGGGTGTAGGCATCAGCCAGCACCGCATTGCGATTGTTGAGCCAGAGCGCGACGATGGTTCGTCGTGCCGACTCAGCCAGCGGCTCGTAGTCCTCACCGAAGCCCGTCGAGTAGTGGGCAGCGTCGCGTGCCAGTTCGTCAATCTCGTTCTGCCCCATCACCAAGACGACATAGGAGCCGTCATCGTAGTTGCCCCACTCGGCGGACGATGACCGCACCTCGACCGAGACGAAGTCAAGGTCGCGGCTGGTGTGGTCGTTCCAGAACGCAGCGGGTACGACGACGAGGTGCTGCCCGCCCCCGGACTCGGTGTTCGCCTGCGCGGCTTCACCGAACTCCTCAGCCGTCAGCGACTCATTGACCGCCACGATTGCTGCCCGTACCTCGACGAGCCGCTGCTGGTTCTTCTCCCTATCCATAGGGCGCTCCTTCCGTCAGGGCGGGTCTGTGCCGACAACCCCAACACCGAGAGACTACATCGACAAGCGGTCAGCGTCAAGCCCGACGCACCAGACGTAACGCCCGACCTATCCCGTAGTCCCAGAAGTAGTGGGGTATAGGGGAAGGGGGTGTAGGGGTATAGGGGTAATGATGAATGAATGATGACTGAGTGAATGATGACCATGACCGGCCAGCGATTCTCGGAGCTGCGACAAAAACCACCCCGTAGGAACGACGGAGAGACGCGAAAGCACGGCAGCCCATACCAGAGCACCCGACTAGTTGGGGGGTAGGGGGAAGGGGTAAGGGGTCATAGGGGAATGAATGATGAATGATGACCACGACCAGCTGATAAACAAACCACCCCCACCCCGAAGGGTGAGGGTGGCAGTTGCCCGATACCGGCCAGCGACTAGAAGGCGGGAGAGTCCTCTACGGCTGCGACGAAGGCGAACGGCTTCCCGTCTACCTCTACCCACGACCCAGCCACAGCGACCAAGCCCACACCAGCCAGCAGGTCAGCGACCCAGGCAGGAGCCGTCTCCCTGTCGTCGGACTCAGCGCCCCACTCGCCCACGCCCGCGTCAATCTCAACGACGGCGTAGACCGCCTGAATCATTCCGCGCACGATGGGCATCGGCTCATCAAACGAGACGGCCTCGGTGCGGTCAAACGACCAGCCCTCACCCAACGCCTCACGCTGACCGCTACCGGCCGCGTCACGCGCTACTGCTACCAAGAAACGCCACATAGCGTTCCCCCTCTCTGTGCTACTCAGCGGAGCATTGCCGCCGAGGTGATCAGCGTAGCCGGTAGTGGGCAACAACGCAAGGGGTAGACGCTGACCGTCGCATGCGAACGCCGACCGACGCCGACAGTCTGGGGGATAGGGGATAGGGGGGGAAGGGGTACGGGGTAGTAATGATGAGTGAATAATGACCGCGTACAGCTATCACCCCAAGAAGAAGCCCCCACCCCCCACAGAAGGGGTGAGGGCTTCGGTGGCCGGTAGCGGTCAGCGGCTAGTCGTCAAGGCTCTCCCCGAACTGATAGACCAGCCAGCCATCGCGTCGCACTTAGGGCAGACTCCCGAAGTCGTCGTCTCGGTGCAATCAACCCACGCCGAACGCTCATCGTCCAGCAGGAACTCGCGCGCGTCATCGGCGGTGTCGGCGTTGTACGCCCCCAAGGTCTCCGCCAACCCAATCAACGCGGTTGCGGCTTCCTGACCCGTAGCGTGCCACGAGCGGCGAGTCTCGCCCTCCCATACCACCTCAACCAGCCAGAGGCTCTTGGTTTCCGTTGCTGCCATCTTTGGTTCTCCTCTCTGTGCCACCGGAAGATTCCGGCTACGCCATCTTATAGGGCCGGTCGCGGTCAAGTCAAGCCCCCCTCCTAGACCGTCTAGTCCAGCGAGCCCAGCCAGCCAGCCCTAGTAGTAGTGGGGGTCTGGGGGTATGGGGTAGTGGGTGTGAATGATGAATGAATGAATGATGAATGAATGATGAGTGATGAGCGCGGAGCTGCGACGACTCCGGGGTCTAAGTCGAATGGAGAGCCGGCGCACCGGTACGCGCTGGGGGTGCGGGGGGCAGGGGGGAGTGGGGGATAGGGGTGTGGGGTGAATAATGAACGCCTATGAAATGTTGCCCGCCTAAAGCTTTTTCCAAATGGAGAGGCCGCCACCCCCGAAGGAGCGACGGCCTCAGTACCGACCGGAGCGGAGCCGCCTAGCGGTGCTGTTCCTCGCCGGAGTCCAACCACGACACGAGCCGTGAGAGGTTGATAGTCCGGTGCGAGTGGAACGGCCTACGCTTCTCACACGCAGAACCCGGAACGCCGGCGTACTCGCACGCCGTCGTATACCCATACTCGGTTGGCGCGGAGATGACGACATCAACGCAAGGCTCGCCGGCCTTGTTGAGATAGATGCCGCCCTCGTGAACATCGCGGTTGATGGAGCCGGCTACCTTGTAGACGAAGGAGATGCGCCCCTTCTCGTCTACCTTCTGCTCACCGGTCGTCTTGACGCGACCAATGGCGCGATGCTCGGCCTCACGAGCCGCTGCTGCGGCCTCACGACGAGCGAACTCCTTCGCGGTCGTTGGCGCGCTCCACGCCGTAAACACCGCGAACCGGCCACCGAGCCGGTCGGCTGCGGCCATCGCCGCCGCGTGCGTCATTCCTACCTTGCCCATTTGCTACCCCTTCCTGTGCTGCCGGTTCATCAGACCGGCTGAGGCCAGTATACACACCCCACCGCAGAACGCAAGCCCCCCCTAGCGGGTAGGCCACCGGAGCCGGCGTGCCGGTCTAAGAGTCTGGGGGTCTGGGGGTCTGGGGGTATAGGGGCGTAGTGATAAGGCGTAGTAATGACGCGCCTGAAATGTTGCCCGTGTGAAGCTCTACAAAGAGAGAGGCCACCCCCCGCACAGATGGGGAGTGGCCTCGGAGACGAACCGGAGAGGTCTAGCGGTAGTCGCTCGGCATCACCGGATTGTGGAGCGAGTCAATCCACACCGCGCCAATCATCGGCGTATCCATCAGGTCAGACTCAACAACCTCAAAGACCTCGGCACCGATAGCCGAAGTCTCGCCGCCGAAAGCGTCTACGAAGGCCGCGAACTCGACCGGACTCTCGGCAAAGGTCGCCGCCTGAGCCGGAGTCATCGTCTTCCAATCGCTCCCCTCGTGGTACGCCCAGAAGGAGCCGCCGCGCTCGTCGTCAGCCCAACCAATCAGAACAGCCAGAGCCGTTCCGTAAGTTGGCACATAAGCGATGAGGTCGTCGCCGTCGCCGTAGCGCACATAAACGCGGAAGGCCGCGTCAGCCGGGAGCGTCTGGCGGCAAGCCGGGCAGGTTCCCTGCGCCTGATTGCCAAGGTACTTCTGAACCCACTTCTGAGCCGTACTCCTGATGTCGTTCATCTTGTCCTTCCTTCCTGTGCCTGTGCCGTTGGCAAGTGCCAACACCAGAAAGGTAGCAGGTCTACACCAGAAGTCAAGCCCCCCCCTAGCGAGCCGGTATCCGGCACGGCCGCAGGTATCCGGTAGATGGTGGGGGTCTGGGGGGTCGGGGGTATGGAGTAGGAATAATGACTGACTAATGACTGACTGATAACTGATCGCGGAGCTGCGACAAGTGCCGGAAAAACCAAGCTGGGCTCTTAACAATCCCTTAACAAATGAAGAGGCCGCCGGGGGCACAGATCCCCGACGGCCTCGTAGACAACCGGAGCGAGCGACTACATCGGGAAGCCGCCGCGCTCCAACGCCGAGATGATCCGCGCTACTTCGTTAGCCGTGAAGCCGCGCAGGTTCTCGTTGTGAACGAGTGAGCAGGTGCCGACCAGACCGCCGCCGTTGAGATAGGCCGGTGCGCTCTTAGTGGCAACAGCGAGAACATCGCACGCGGTCAGGTTGAGTTCAGGGTCGGACTTCAGCAGCCCTTCCTCATCGGCAATCACCGAAACCTCAACGCCGCCAATCTTGCCGTGGCCGACAATCTCCACCATCTCGCACTCGGTCGCAGCGTAGAGGCCATCAAGCCCTTCACCGCGCGCCGTAATGGTGATCTTGCCCGGAGCGATCCTGAGAGCGTAAATGTTCTCCATCTTGTCCTTCCTTCCTGTGTCTATCGGGAAGCCCCGACTCATAGAGAATACACGACTCACCGCAGAAGTCAAGCACCCAGCCTAGACCACCCAGCGCAGCTCAAAGTGTTGGGGGGGTGTGGGGGAGTGGGGTACGGGGTCGCAGGTACGAGTACGGCCTGAATAATGAACTGATAAGAACCAAGCTGGGTTTGCCGGAGCAAAGAGAGAGGCCGCCACTCCCGCACAGATGGGAGCGACGGCCTCGGAGATAGTGCGAGCTGCTAGCCCTCGACTTGTTCCTCACCCGCGATCACCCACGACACGAGGCGCGTGAGATTCACGGTGCGGTGCGCGTGAAACGGCTTCCGCTTCTCGCAAGCAGTACCAACCTTCCCCGCGTTAGGACAGGCCGTAGTGTAGCCGTACTCCGTGGGTGCTCCGATGATGAGCGAGAGCGTAGGCTCGCCCTTCGCGTTGTGAACGATTCCGGTGGCGTCTTGCGTGCGGTCAAGCATACCGGAAGCCGTGAACAGGAACGACACGCGCCCCTTCTCATCGTAGCGAGCTTCGCCGGACACCTTCACGCGACCAATGGCGCGGTGCTCGGCCTGTCGCCCTGCTGCGCCTTCCTCACGACGCTCCAAAGTGCGCGGCGTTGTCCAATCACTCCACGCCGTCAGGGTGGTGATCTTACCGGCGGCCTTCGCCGCTGCTGCTAGTGCTTGCTGTGTGTTCATAGGTTCCTTCCTTCCTACTACGCCGGAAAGCTCCGGTGATCAGATACTACAACCAACCACCGCAGCTCGTCAAGCACCCCCCCCCTACCCTATCGCCGGCCTATCCCAGCGCAGCTCGAATCGTTGGGGTCTGGGGTGCGGGGTAGAGAGTGCGCGTGAATAATGAATAATAAAAACCCCCAGAGTGATGAGCTCTGGGGGTGTGATACCGGGGGAAGGTTTCCCGGCTTAGATAAAGGGCTCCTCGCCGCTCTCCATCAGGATAAAGCGTGCGACCATCTTGGCCGTGGTTTCGGTGTCGTCATACTTGCCGAGCACCGGATACCCTGCCGTACAACCGGCGGAGTAGTCGTAGCCATCATCAGCACGCTTCCACAGCGTACCGCCGAAGTTCACGCCGTCGGTGCTCATCAAGGCCACCCACGCGTCGTCCGCGAGGTCAATGCGCAAGTATCCGGCCTCGTTCATCTCGTAGGCCTCAGTTCCTTCTAGTGCCATCTCATCACTCCTATCTTTGACCGGAAGCCCACACAGCCCCCGCAACATTAGTCTAACACCAAGAACGCAAACACCGCAAGCACCACCAGAGAAGCTACACGCCAAGTAATCTCCTCACGGCGGCGGCGACGAACCCAATCCTCGGTGTCGCGCTGATACTGCGACTTCGTGATAACCGGGTGATAGATTGGCTTGCTGAAATCTTGTACGCACGAAGGGTAATCCCGATACGACTTACTCATACTCGCTCTCCTCTAATGGGTATCCGGCGTTCTCCAACACCTCAATCATACACGCGCGCACGGCTTCCTTGTAATCACCGAAGGTCGCGCGCTCTCCGGGGTAGAACCCCCGGAAGTCCACATCGGGCAGGTCATCAGGGGTCAGGCCGCACTTGGCCTCAACCTTGCGCGCCACCGCGACATAGAACTTGCTGAACGGAACTTCCAGAACCTCGTTCGTATCCCTACTCATCAGGTACTCCTTCCTACTACGCCGGCAAGTGCCGACTACTGAACACTACACCCACTACTGCGCTGTCGTCAAGGCCTCAGTTGGGTCAAAGGATTCAGGGCGTTCGGCTGCCACCCAAGCGTCAAGCTCCACGCGCCACTTCCACGGACGCTCAATAAGGTCAAGCAACAAATCGCAGCGGTCATCAGACTCCGCATACTCCGCATACCCGCCGCGAACCATTGCGCGAGCAAACGCCAACACATCGAGTTCGTTGTAAGGCCAATCAAATCGTCCCATTATCTCGTCCTTCCTGTACGCCAATCTCCTCTAACGAGGCCAGATACGCGTCGGCAAAGCACTCCGCGCAGATACGCGATTCGTACTGCCGGTCGTCCTCTACTTCACTCCCGCACCAAGTACAAGCGTTCCTACTCACCTGATACTCCTTCCTTATGAGCCGCATACTCATCGGCTACCCTGAGAGCATACTGCTTGGCTTCCTCAAAGTCAAGCAATACCTCGCCGTCCTCGTTCTCCCCCCAGATGACCTCAAACCACGGATTATTGTGCCACTCAATCGTGCCGGCCTCCTCAGCGGCGGCGAGCTTCTCGTCGGTATCAAGCCCCTTCTCATCGAGGTCGTTTGTATACCGGAGAACACTCGTGCTGCCGTCTGGCTCGGTAAAGTGAATCCTCATCTCGCCAGCCCGGTACACAACGACTTCCTTATCGTCGGTGAACCATACCGGGTCGGAATCGTGGTACTGCGTAAAGAAGGCCGCGTCGTTCCTGCTCATTAGTTCCACCCAACTTCCTGCCAAGCGACAAAGCACTCGTCGCAAAGGTCTACCGATTCCTCATAGGCGTTCTCATAGCCGTTCCACCCATAGCGGAAAGGCCGCGCCTTCACCCCTTCGTGCGACCACTCAGGCCAACGGCGTGCGTTCTCGCACTCTGCCGGCTGCTCCTGCGGTTCACCAACCGGAATCTCAAAAAAGTCCATCTGTCCTCTCCTTCCTCTACACCGGCAATCACCGGCACAACGAATCCTAAACGATACAATCTACGCCGTCAAGTATGAAGGGGAGAGTCGCCTAGGGAAACCACTCCCAAGTTGCGACTCCCCCCAAACCCTTTCGCGGCATTGACGCTTATCCCTAATCACAGAGGCAACATCGGCTCTCGCCTAGTTGCTGCCACCGACACCCCTGTTGGTTAGACCCAAGCTCGGTGGCCTTATCGTCTCGGGCAGTTCGTCTATCTGCCAACTATCCGGCCTCTACCCGGAACGGAATACAAGACTACAACATAAGAATAAGGGAGTCAAGCCCGAAGGCCTGACTCCCAGACCGGTAGCTCGCCGGCCTCTTGTCCTGAAACCTTCGGGAGCCGTCGCCCCCAAAAGTTTCAGTAGACTATTCGCTTCCGCCGGTATTGGCCTAAACCTTCCGGCTTCCACTTACAATCTTGCTCTCCCGCATTTACAGCAGCGATTAGAGCCCATCACTCGCCTGAACCACTTCGCATTTATCGGCTGCGTGCTTTGTTCCTAACACTCTCACCTATTCGGTAGCTTCTCCTAGGATTGCTCCCGACATAAGGAGTTTCTCACAGGCGTATCAGCAAGTCAAGTAAGTTGCGGATAAGGTTTGTGTAAGGAATCTTAACTATTTTGGGGTATGGGGTATGGGGTACGGGGGCGCATGAATAGGCCGGCCTGATGATGTCGAGCTACAAAAAGAATCCCCCGGTGGGAGGACTCCACCGGGGGGATAGGACTCGCGGGAGGGAGGACACCGCCCCGCAAGTCGTAGTTAGTTTGCTCCGCCCATAACGCGCAGCCGATTGTCCTCCTCAAAGATTCCTGGCTTCCCTGACCTAATGCTCGTGAACGCGCCGTTGCTGCCCACAACCAAGTGGTCAATGAACGACAGGTCGAGCAGCGACGCGGCCTTCGCCACCTCGCTCGTCAGGCTGATGTCCTCATCAGAAGCCTGAGAATCGCCCGATGGGTGATTGTGAACGAGCGCGAACCCTACCGCTCCCATGAGCAACGCCGAGCGAATCAGTTCACCAATGCGAACCGAAGTGCCTGTCGCCGTACCCTGATAGACGCGATGGATACCGAGCAGGTTGTTGCGCCCACCGAACGCGATGACGAACAACGCCTCACTCATCTCAGCGTCAGCGAACTCGCGGAACAAGGCCGCAAGGTCGCGTGGGCTTGTGATGACCGCCGACTTGTTGGTGCGTGCGACACGCTTGACCGAATACTCGTAAGCGTTCCACATACCGGTTTCGGCAATGCTATTAGCCTTCCTCTTTGCCATAAGTCCTCCTAG